ATCTTCGTCTAAATAATCTTCGTCTAAAGATCCTTCACCCAAATAGTCTTCGTCCAGGTAGTCTTCATCTAGACTCTGTTCTCCAAGTGCGGGGGCGCCGACGCTTGAATAATCTGCTTCGCCCCAAAGATCTTCTTCGTATAAGTCTTCTGCCATCAAATCTTCCAAAAGGCCTTCAGTAAGTTCAACTTCTTCTTTGTTTTCTGTGTCTTCATTCAACTTTTCTATTTGTTCTAGTAAGGCATCAAGAGGAATTTCAATTTCTGCGTCAATTGCGCCAAGTTTCTGAGTTGCTGCCTTGGGGATATGTTCCATAACAGAACTTTCTTCTACTTTTTCTCCCATGGCCATATCGTCAGTTGGGGCGCCTATATCCATACCAAGTCCGCCAGCAAGAGGGTCTGCTCCTGCTGCTCCTGGTGCAGGAGGGGCCCCTGCCATCATTGGATCCGCTGCAAGCGGATCAGGCATGTCTTGTTCTAGTAAAGATTCTACAGCTCCCTTGATCTGCCTTGAATATTTTTCTAAAACCATTGATTCAGCATTTTTGACTGCAGCTTCACGAAGAGCATCCGCATCAATTATTGCTTGTTCTAACATGTTGGACATTTATTGACTCCTGATAGACTATTTGTCAAAATAAATAGTATGTTGGATATTAAAGTGACTCATTTTAAGTTGAACAAACTCCAGTGACATGATACCTGATATCGTTTAATTGAGCATAGATACATGTAATGTCAACGTAGTCACCGTTAACGGCGCCGGCAATAATAGTTAAAGTTTGATCATCGGTGTGTACAATGTTAGCGGGTGCGCCTTCATCTGCAACTGAAACAATCCTAGAAATAAAAGTATCATTAGTGCCCGCGCCGGAAGCTGTCTCAATTGTGACTGCCTCATCGGTGACACCGACGTCGCGGCTGGTGCCTGTCGCGGTTTCATCGTTAACTATTACTCTTATATGCCAACCTTGAAGCGCTTTAAGTGTCGCCGCGTTGGTGGTGGTTGGCAGCGTAATTGCAAATGCTGCACCGGTGGTGCTAACAAGAATAGTTGCTCCATAATAGCCCTGCCAAGTACTAGTCAAATCGAGAGCAGAAGCAGCTCGGTGCACTGGTTTCTTGTAACCAAAGCCCCCCTCGCTGTTCCAGTCGTAACTGTATGCCGTAACGATACCGGCGCCTGGACCTCCACCATATGACAGGAAAGCTAAATCCATATCATCAACATTGGCGCCGAGACCGAGGAGGTCGGGCACTCCATGAGTAGCGGTACCTTGGACGGCCAGGCCGGATGAAAGGGTGAGAGCGCCGCTGTCGGTGATCCTCATGTGCTCAGTCGAAGTCGTATCATCGTCGTCATCAATGACGGATGTACCGAACACAAGGTCGCCACCTTTATCGCCGTCGCCATGATCTTCTGCAGCGTACGCAGCAATAAATACGGAAGCTTCTGTAATCGTGCTAGGCACATTGCCGTCTGTTGAATCAAAACCGATGCCGCCGAGCAAATTAGTGTCTGCAGTTGAACTATCCGCACGAACGATCATTAAGCCATCGTCGCCGTCGACGCCAGTATGATCAATCTGCAGTTTGTTTGAAGGCGATGTCGTTCCGATGCCGACGTTATCGCCCAAAATAGCCATCTTGGTGTTTCCGCCAGTTTTAAATAAAAATCTGTCGGAGCCGTGATCGTAGTCGATTTGTCCCTCATCGTTGTCAGTGGGCGACCCAAAAATAATAGAACCACCATAAGCACCGGGAGATTGAAAATGTATCTTTGGCTTTTCATTGGACTCTAGAGTTAAAATAGCGCCGTCCGTGGTGGCGATAGCTCCAGCAGAGCCGTTTTGAAGGTGTAGTGATGTTTCTGGGCTAGCCGTTCCGATACCGACGTTGCCACCGATGCCGACGTTGCCAACGGGAGTTAATAGAATATCAGCGCCTGATTCGATTGTGAGATCGGTGCCATCGCCAGAGATTTTTTCACCACTGTCGCCGAACTCAAGCGATTTTCCGCTAGCTATGAGGAAGGTCTCGCGGCCTCCATCAATTCTACAAATTTCGTTGCCATCAGAATCCATAAATTTGATATCTTTTTCTGCGGCGCCGTTGTAAATTTCGCAATCACCACTGTTGTTGGTGAATTTTATGAATTGTGTTCCAGCGTCTTTCAGGATAACATCGTTTGCAGCCGCATCAAGAATAATGTCACCAGATGCATCAAGTAAAATATCACCGGTGCCATCAAGCGTAATCCCTGCCACAGCAGCGAGGGCTGCGGCGCCGTTGACGTCAACTGTAAGAGTGGCAAACTTTGATCCATCATATGACCATTTTTGTTGTGTGCTGGTTGATAGCACTTCAAGCTGAGTATCTGGATCTCCCACGCCTAGGCCGACGTTGCCCTCGACAATTAACCCGTTTGTGGGAGCGGCAGTTGATCCAGCTTGACCGGCGCCGATGGTGACGCCTCCTGCAACATCAAGCTTTGATGCCACGGTGGCTGTTCCGATGCCGACGTTGCCGGACTCATCAATACGCAATCGCTCCAAATCCGAGGTGCGAAGCGTCAAGTCCCCGGCTGTATCAGATGAGCCTCTGAAACAGCGTATACCTGTGATGGGTGAGGCGCCCTCATTGTAAAACTGTATGAGGGCAGCAATATCGCCATCGGAGGTTCTGTTGTTATCAAACCTTAGTACTGTTACTTCATCAACTTCTGTGGACTCTATCTTTACGGTTGGGTTTGATCCGGCGCTTTTTACGTGAAGAATGGTGTCGGGGGCCGCAGTGCCAATGCCAACACTGTCACCCAAAATTGTCATTTTGGTGTTCCCGCCTGTTTTAAACAGAAATCTATCTGAACCATGGTCGTAATCAATCTGCCCTTCGTCGTTATCAGTAGGAGATCCAAATATAATAGAGCCGCCATAACCACCAGGAGACTGAAAATGTATTTTAGGCTTTTCATTAGACTCCAAGGTTAAAAGTGCGCCATCGGTTGTTGCGATAGTGCCAGCAGAGCCGTTTTGGATATGAAGTGATGTTTCTGGGCTGGCCGTGCCAACGCCGACCCTATTGTTGCTAGCATCTAAATATAAAGTGTTTGAATCAAAGTTTAGATTATTTGGGATTGTGACAGCTGATGCGCTAATAATAAGATTGTCGCCACTTGCGTCACCAATAGTTGTAGTGTCAGCTGAAATCTTGAAATCTTGTACGTGAGCATCAAGAGTTCCAGTAACATATAAGTTACCAGTAATACGAGCGTCACCCGTAACATCAAGTTCGTAAGCTGGATTTAATGTTTTGATACCAACATTATCCATAAAAGAAACAGCGTTGCCAGAACCAGACTGGAGAAATGATCCTGAAACAATGATGTGGGAACCGCTCAAGGTTAGATATGAACCGCTCAAAGTTGCCTTTGCCGCATCAGTTTCACGTGAACCACTCAAGGCTAGATAAGAACCTGATAGCGGTCCGATGTTATTTACGTATAATCTGCTAGGGTTAGCCATGTTTATTTTTCCTTTTAATCAATTTTAGGGGTTCCATGTTTTATCAAATGCAAGCTCGCCCGAGACCAGCACTTGTCCTTGGATCTCAGTATCAGTAAACATGGAAAGGCGTGTATCGCCAGAGACAATGGACTGTATCCCTGTTGCGATCGAAACCTGGTCGCCCGGGCCTTCATGTATTTGGCCGGCCGTGCAGGTGTTTCCTATTACTATCGAAGCAATCGTATCTTGAAAAGATAATTTGATCCACTTACGTGGGAGGGTGTCATCAACGCAGCTACCTGAATATATAACCCAATCGTTATTCTGCCAATTTGATATTCCATCAACTGTTGTGGTTCCAGCAGTATTAACCTGCCAGTAATCTGCAACTGATGCTGTGAGATTGGTTGTAGAGTGATAACCACCAGCAGCAGTGGTTGTAGCAAAAACAGAAGGTGAAACTGAGCCCTGCACAGAACCGTCGATGTCGGCTCCTGCACCAGTATTAGCATCAGCGTTCCAAAAACCTTGGAATCTGGCTGCTCCTAGAAAGGATATGCTACCTGTTGCTGTTGGCATGTTGAAAATTCTCCTGCTACAGATAAGTAGATAGTTCCAATTAAAATCGTCTTGTTAAACTTTTTTAATCAACGCCTAATATTGCTGTCTACCCTGGTGCCCATCCGAACGGGTTCGTGGCGATGGTACTGGTGAGGAGAGTATACCATTTTACTCTCATTCAGTTATGCCTGAACCAGTTAAGTGAGGCATCCTTTGAGTTGGAATATTTGTTAATTCAGCATAAACCATATACCTTAAATTACTAGTATCTCCTGTCAAATTAGAAATATATAATTTTGTGCATTTAACGCTCATGAGGCCAGTGGTTGCAAATTGGACAAGGGGCATATAATGGAAGCCTGCAATCACATCGGCGGTCGCGGCGATGTCCTGGTGGCCGGTGGGGCCGGGTACTGTAACTGCAGCTGCTGAACCGCTTTGAAAATGTACTAAAATCGGTCGATCCGCGGCGCTAACATTAGCTACAGTAATCGTTTTTGTAACATAAGGAAATTCAATCATGTGTACTTTGCCATTATCTAAATCCCAAGACCCGGTCACCCACGGCATGCCAGAAACCTGGTATGAACCTACGTTTCTTAATCCAACTCTGGGGGCGCCCCCAAATACTACGTGATCAGTCGCTACCTTTGGATTTTCAGCCATTTTTTTCTCCTACCTTATATTTAGTTTTCTATTCCTTTCCTGCTCAGCTTTTCTGGCATTCTGGAATTTTTTAATTTTTTCTTGTCTGCGTTTTTTTGATGGCTTGACATAGAATCTTCTATCTAAATAGTCTTCAATTATTCTTTCTTTTTTGACCTTTTTAATAAACTTTCTTATTAAGCGATTTATATCACCGCCTACTTCTCTTATATCAACTGTTACGTTGGCGGGTCTTTTGCTCATATCATTTGTTTCCACTTTTCATCTACGATATTTAATATACCAGAGATATCAACACCAGAATCGTTAGAAGCAACACCAGCAAGTGGAGATCCAGGCTGCGAGTCCGTTATTTCCGGAACATTTTCAAAAACATCCGCTTTAACTTTTGCTGACTCATTTAAACGTCGAATTCGTTCTTGGCGATCTCGTTCGTATCGTTCTTCCAAATCTTCTTTTTCTGAGTTTTTATTCTTTTTCGTTTCCATCACGACATTTGAATTTAAACCTTTAACAACTTCAGTAATAATACCTGATAATATTCCTTCTTCTAATATTACTTCTTTAACTGTTTGTTTAATTAAGGGTTTAAGAATTTTTTTAAAATCTGCTCTTTTCATTTTAATCTCTTAATATTGAATCTAATAGTTCATCAATTTTATTATTTTTTGATTCTCTCAAATATAAATTAACTTCTGGACTGATGTCCGTAGTCGGCGTTAAATATGCACCTGGCGTTGAAGGTTCTGACACCATATCAAAACAAATAAGTTGGAAATCATCTTCAACGATTGTTTTTCCATCTTTTTCTTTGACGGAGCCCAAGCCACGAGATGAGATACCAAGTTTGACATTGGCTTTTACAAGATCTTTGAGAATTTTGCCTGAAGGGGTATCGAGTACTTCAAATTTTCCCATTACATTCTCGCCATCCCACCACATTTTTATAGCAAGATGAGAAGCGTTCTTAAGATTGATCACGCTATCATCCGGATGGTCGAGTTCACCTAGAGATCTCCTTTCTCGAATCGCTTTTTGATAATTTTCAACTTCACGATTAAGAGTCTCTTTGCGATACACCCGTCCATTGCCATTTTTAGTGCCGGCCTTTTGACAGACGCCCACGAGGTATACTGCCCCGTCCATAGCTCTTTTTCTTTCAGCTTCGGTTAAAACATTTACTGGGCAACGACCTTCAGGGCACAGCTCAAAGTATTCTTGTAAAAGCTGTTGTGCCATTTTTTATTATTTTCTCACTTTTGTTGTCAAGTTCGGGCCAATTTTACCTTTACCAGCGCCTGGGGGTGCTTGATTTGCAACTTTACCCGGATTTTTAACTCCCCATTTCATTGAATCTGCGTTGCCAGTAGACTGACTAGTCCCTTTTTCTTTCTCAGACATTTTTTTCTCCTTTTAAAAAGTTTATACAATTTGTGAGGCTCCCCCTCACGCGATATCGCTACCGTTACAGCAGCGACGGACTTGTGGAATATTACGCCGTTTCATTGTTCATCACCTCCATGTGTATTTCTAAATTTTAAGCCGAAATCATTCAATAACATGCTCAAGAAATAACTTGTCCCGGCTGATAACCATCCCAAAAGTAATCCGTTTATTAAATTGTATTCAAATGTAAATAGTTCTGTAAAACAGTTGATCCCCCACAAAAAAACACCTACCCAAAATCCTAAACAAAGAGGACAATGGAACAATTCACCTAATTTACCTTTAGCTGGTCTAATCCAATCAAAAATTGAGCCGTAAATAAGGATATACGTTAAGCCGTAAGCACACAAAACAAAATATATTAATTCCATGAGTTACCTATATACGATAAATTGACGATATGCCATAGGCCGGCCCATTCGGGCGCATGGAGCCTTTTCTGTCACTATGATATCTTGCAGGATCAAATTCTGTATATTCATCAACCTCTGGTTCAAGCAAATTCCTCTCCACTTCTTTTTCAAACTCTTTTTGATCTTTATAAAACGGTAAGTCCTCGTCAAAGTACTTAGATATTGCGTATAAACAGTATTGAACAGCGTCACCTTCTTTTGGGTCAGGATAAGAAGCCTCCATAGACATAAATAAATTTCCAGCTTGTACAGTATCATAATTTATGACACCATTTAAATTTAAAAACTTAAAAAGTCGAGCTTGTGTTTCATAAATTTCATCGTCTAACTCTTCTTTTGGTAAAGCAACTATTTTCTTTTGGGCCGGCAAAATCATAATATCAAGCTCTGGATGGTCAACAATTATTATGTTTCCATCAATAGTCTTCTTTGCCTTAAGCTTGATTTTTTCAATCGAAGGCTCTTCTATGATTTTAATAACTATCGGCATTATTTATTCATCTCGCTAGCTAGTGATTGTATTTGAAAAATTTCAAGTATTAAATCTTTATCTAATTTTCTCTGATTATAATTCGATATACGCTCTAAGAGTTTTTGTACCTTCTCTTTTGTTATATCATCTTGAGATATTATTTTTTCTTCTAACGTACTTGAAAGTCTGGAGATCTCTTCGTATAAGAGAGCTTTAAACTCCAAGCCATTATCCATATATGATGTAATATATTTGTTTAGAAGGTCTCTTTGTGATTCGTTTAGCTTCGTTGAATATTCTTGATTAAATTTCTCAACGAAATTTTTCATAGCTAAATTATTAATTTTAGGAAACTTATTTTTATCTTTCTGTTCTACCAAAAAAGTATCTAAAAACTTTTTTTCAAGTAAAACTTGCTTTTTAGGGCTTAAATTCTCTTGTAAAAGTTGGTTGATGGTAGCTAGTTTTTTAAAAGAAGGAACAAAATTTTTCCAAACACTTCTTGTTAGAGACTTATTCATCTTATTAATCAATTTGGTTTGTTGGTTGAAAATATCTTTTCTGTCCAGTGAACTAAATTGTTTTTTAGCTTCAATTATTAATTTTTCTAAAGTCTCCCTTGAGAATCCTTCAACTCCTGTAAAAGAATCATATATATCTTTTTCTTTACCTAAGCTTTTTCCTTTGCCAAAGGACTCTTTAAGAAGAGAAACAATCATATTTTTTTTAGTAGTGTCTTCTCGTAAAACAGCTTTAGTTAACTCTTTGATTAATATTTCATAAATCAAAGCAGTGTTTCTTTTTTTATTATGACTAAGTTTCATCAATAGTTTTCTCCAAAGAATCAATCAGAACTTTAATTTCGTAATTTTCTTTAAATAATTTAGCTTCTTGTTCATCATAATTAGATTCTACTTCTTCCGAAAGATTATAAAGTGATTTTAAATCAGCGTATCCTTTTAAAGTATTTCTTGTAGTGCCACTACCCAGTTCTGCGCCGACCATACCAAGCATTGAGCGTCTTCGAGGACCAGACGATTTTCTCTTATCGTGGTCGCGCGGTTTATACCAACCATGAGATTTAGACGTAGTGGTCTGTCGTCTACCATATTTGTCTCTTTTAGTATATGGCCAATCGTCGCGATTGCCGGGTGCTTTGGCGGCGTCGCCTGGGTCTTGGCCGGCGCCGGCAAGAAGTGGACCTCCCTCTTCCTCTGGGCCTTCTGGAGCGCCGGGTGCTTCGGCGCCTAATTCTTCAGCGCCTTCTAGTTCACCTCCCATCTCGGGGCCTGCTCCTTCAAAATCTTCCATGCCCCCAAGGGCGCCGCCCATGCCTCCGCCGGCTGCTGCTGCAGCCTCAGCAACTTGTTCTAAAGCAAAATCGTGTTTTCTATCATAATATGCTTCATGCTGCATTCTTTGGAACTCCTGTTCACTAATATTCAAAATGTTCTTGGAAACCCAGCGTCGACTGAAATATCCTTCACTTGCGGCGTCTGCAGCCTCAAATCTAGCTTTCCAATGTTCAAGCTCTTGCAGTTCTGATATCTTTGAAGGATTATTTAAAGCTAATTTATAAGACAATAAATCGTTTCCACGATAACCCATTGTGAAAAGGTGTACGATCCCTACTTTTTCAAGTTCTGATACAAGCGATCTTTGCAATCTTTGAATTGTTCTAGCGAATCTAACATCTTTTTGTGCTAATGTTGCCTTATCTTCTTCAGACCCTTCTCCTCTTGATAAATATGAAGCAGGTATTTTTAATGCACTGAAGAGTTTATCCCTTAAATATTTAACATCATCGATAGCGTCAGTATACTTGCCTCCGCCGAGATTTTCTATCTTTGTGTTTGAAGCTTGGCCTCGGACTGGAATGTAATAATCTTCTTCAATACTCAATGGGTTATAGCGTAAATCAACTCGGCCACTATTAACGTCGACAATTTGATTTCTTTTCATCTGAGTCATAACTTTTTGCATATATTGTTCTACATCTTCTGGTGGTATGTTGCCAACATCGATATAAAATGCCCTACGGTCAGGAGAACGAACGATCCTATATGCCATCATAGCATCTTCTAACAAAGTCAATTGGCGCCAAATGCGTCGGGCAGAATCTAAAGCAGAGGTTCCGTACGGAGCAAACTTGTCATTACCTAAAATTCGAAAATGTGCCATTTGCCAATTTTCTAAAGTTAGGCCGGCAGTGTTCCACTGATACTGTATATAATTGGGGTTCTCTTTATCTTCTCCTTCCATACGTTCAATTTCATTTGGAGGTAAGCCAATAGCATTCTTAATTCCCTCATCCTCTTCAATGTCTAGGTAAAGAAAAAAGTCTCCATACTTACACATAGAGCGGGCCCAACCATATAAATTAAACTCAATGTTTAACACATTATAATAGAGAGTTTCCAAAACTGCTTTAATTTCAGCGTTACTACAAATAATATTTAATAGTGGTGTGTATAATGACGACGTTGTCATCTCATCGGCATAAATATCCAATGAAGAAGCTATTTCCGGTGTGTACTCCATTTGGTCAAAGTCAACATATCTATCTAACCTATTCTGATTTGAATAGTACTCCATTTGTAGGGCGCCGTAGACATCTTGATACGCAGACATCTTAAACTCTTGACCACTAGACGATCGGATGCGCGACTTGTATTTATCCAGCTGACGTCTTTTTAATTGTCTGGTATCTTGTCTTCTATATTTGACAAGAGGTCCAGATAATAATTTAGTTAACTGTCGAAAAAGCGGATTTTTAGGATTTCTGGGATTGTTTTTCTTTTGATTATTATATGCCATATATTATCCTTTTAACAACCATGTAAATTCTTCATAATCTTTTCTTGTTGATTCAAGCTTGTTTTCTATCTTGATCTTTTCATATGATACCATACCTGGTATAGCTGTGTTCAATGATCTATTTGTCGTGGATAAAGAAGAAAGAAAAGCTTTTTGGTAATCAAGATCCCTTTGGTTAATAGAATACGCTGTATCTTTTATCCAACACCCAATTGAACATGCCATCACTAAATCATCATTATGTTTCTTCATGGCCTGGGGCCTTCCATTATGCCAAATAAAAGTTTTCATCTCATTAAATAATCTCTTTGACTTAACTTTAATTAGTTTATTTCTAACAAACTCTTCCATTTTGGCTATGACTAATGGCCTGGTTTTTTGTGAAGTAGTAAAACCAGGTATCACACCTGAGACATCAGACATTAAAGGGTCTACATACTCATGAGTTGACTTTCTAGAAAAATATATATTTGGATATGCGTATTCTTGTAATTTATCTAAAACTGCCCAGCCAACTGTGTTGTTTTCAATAGCGATCATACAATTACCATATTCTTTCCCAACCTCATTAAGCATATTGGCGTAAATGTCAGGAGTTGGTTTGCCTTTGTATTCAGCAATTATTTCGTTGGTTTCTAGTTTAAAAATATGAAATGTAGAATAGTCTTGACCGTCGCCGCGGGCAACGTCGGCGGCTAGCATGTAGGAATTTTGAGGATTGTATTCTTCCCAAATCCAAAAGTTTCTATCGAATCCTGTCTTATATTTCGGCTCACACAATTGTTCCCTAATCCACTCCATATCTTCTGAGTGGAAGACAGTCTCGCCAGACATATTAAAATTACATTCAAGTTCCTGGGCTATCTGTCTGCGTGACATATTTTTAGTTTCTTTAGCAAACCATTCTTTATCTCGATCGGGATGAACATCCCAGGGCAGAGTCATTAAATTGAAGTCGTTGGCGCCAGATTCTGCGTCGACGCAAATTTTATGAAACCAATTGCCAACACCGTTTGGAGTTGACAACGCAATGCAACGTCCACCAGTCGACAAAGTAGGGTATAAACCAGTCCACAATTCGTCCAATCCCTCAACGTGAGCAGCTTCATCTATTACGAGAAAGGAAAGAGCTTCAGAACGACCAGCATCGGAACTAGTTGACGAAGCTTTTATTTGTGAACCATTGTATAATTCGAAAGAAGTACGATTGTCAATCACAATATCAGAAATGCGCATCCAATCTGGAAGATGCTTGTGTATTGACTTTACTTTTTTAACCAGATTTGCCGCTGTTTGAAATTTAGTTGCGATAACTAAAACATTCTTATCGCGATGAAACATCATCAGCCACGCAACATATGCAGCAGTGATTGTTGAAATACCAAGTTGTCTGGCTTTCAGTATACAGTTAAAGCGGTAATCGTTAAAGTGCTCAATTAATTCTGTTTGATAACCATAAGTCTTAAAAGGGATCAAGCCCCTTAAAGGATGAGAAATCTTGGCATAATTGTTAATAAAATATACTGGGTCTTTACCAGACTTAATAATTTCCTTTACAATCTGCTCTTTCGGGATGTTAAATCCCATTTTATTCTGCTCGGCGAGTCACATTCTTTGGTTTCGCAGACTTTTTGCCCCAGCCGCCTAGCTCAAGAAAACTTTTAAAATCTTTTTCTAAGTTATCTTCACTTGGCTCTAGTTTATCTTCTGCATCCATACCAGAAATTTTATATGCTTTCGTAGCTACGACAAAAATAAGATTATTATTTAATTTCTGGACTAGAGCGTCTACTTCTCCTTGAGCTTTAAGCCCAAGTGTATTTCCAGTAATTTGTTTATATTTTTTCTTAAGATGTTTTACGATATCTGCCATCGTTTGTTCTAATTCATTTTCGAATTTGGTAGCATAAACATCTCGCAATTTAATTTGCGATTGGTACGTACAAATCATTGTCGAACCACTGCATCTGACCTTAAAACCATCCATCATTCTGGAATTCAAAAGTGGATTTCCTTCTTCTCTTTTAAGACCGATTTTAATTACTTCGCCATTTTCATCCAAAGCTCCATCGTAGCTATCGGCCGCGGCTTGGGCGATTCCTTCTATTACTTTAAGTGTTTTTTCTGACATTCTTTGGTCTCCATCCTTGTAGCCAGCGATCTTCTCGCCCTTCTACGTATTGTACGTAGCATTTTTCGCAACATTTATGTTTGATAGTGTATATATCGTCATTAATCGTTTTAAGCCTAACCTCACATACGGGACAATTTAAAATTGCTTCTTTATTAATTAGTTTACGAGATATTAAAATACCGTCTACATTATCAAAATCAGATGTGGTTTCATTAATTTTTTGCTTTGCGACAAAGGCTTTCAATTGCTCCAAATATTCTTTTTCTTTATCTTTATCCCAAAATTTTGCAGGATTTTGTATAGTATCTTCACCATATTTTTCTTTTATGGCTCTTTCTAGCCTTGCAATGTAATCAAAATCCTTTTTTTTCATTTCACCACTTCAACGCTAGCATAAAACACAGCCACAGATAAAACGATCCCTAAAGCGACGCCACCAATGACCCACCATTCAGTGTAATCGTCGCTCATCTCTTCTTTTAAGAGAATATTTAAATCATTAATTTGCTGTTCTCTTAGCGAAAGAGTGCTTTCATGTATTTTCCTTAAAGAGTCATATTCTACTTTAAGCAAATCAAAAGCCAATCTTTTGTTAGCTAAATCCTGTTGAAATTCTTTTCTAAGCTGTAACTCAATTTCAAATTTTAAATATTTTTGATCTACAACCATTTTTGATGCGGCAATAGGGTCCAACAAGATGCCAGTATACGGTGCTTTCTCGTTTAAAGAAATAGAAGTAACCTTACCTTCAAGTTCTTCTGCATTTATTTCAAATGGAATTAAAATAATCAAAGCAGATACGAAACATGCTACAATTTTTTTAAACATATGTTCACCTACTATTTTTAAGATATTCTGCACTAAGAATTCTAGCTATTTCTTCTGCCAGTTTATCTGGGCTATCTTTGTTTTCTTCAAGAATTTCAACAAGCTCTTTTTGTTTTTCTTCTTCGAGTTCTTCTACCTTAATATCATGTTCTTCTTCTATTTTCTCTATTTCTTTTATGTGTTCCGTGAATATCTCAGTTTTTTTCTTATCGGTTTCTTCAGTTGTTTCTTTAATGATTTGTATTTCTTTTTCATAACTTTCCTTTTGCTTGTCAAGCATATCAAACAGTTTTTTTCTTGAACTCCTGCCAGACATCAATGAGAAAGTTAGTAATACTAGTATAACAGGCCAATACCAATAATGTTTAAGCCAAGCCCAAACTTTTTTCCAAAAAATTGCTGTAAACATTACTTTACTCTCTTGACTTCCATGCACCTTTACCGCTATAGCCACCCTGGGCACGAGTCTGTTGTCTAAGTTCTGCTGTCTTTCTCGGATCTGGACCGCGGAATGGTGGTTCATCGCCCCCTACAGTTTGAGCTAGGCTTTGCGCTTCGTCCGCAAAGCGCTGCGCATCTTCGGGGGGCACTAGATCAAATAATTGTCTTAGCACGTCCAGAACTTCGTCAGTTGACTGCCCTCCAGCGGCTAATTGTTCTATCGGATCAAGGGGCTCATCAACTGGGTCCATCCCTCCAGGAATAACATCGCCGGGCTTAAGCTTTCCGGTCGTGTCCAGTCCAACCCGGGGCGGTGCGAAAGGTCCAATAAAATCTGCCTCTTTAAGAACCTTATTCATCTCTTCTTTGATAATTTGCTTTAATCTAGATTTTGCTATTTTCATATTTTAAATATCCTTTTTATAATTCGCCTTAGCTCTTGCAAGATCTTCATCTGCATATGGTGTTCGACCTTGGCCTGAGCCCCTGAAGCGAATTCGGTCACGAAATTCTTTTTTTGGATCCGTTTGCAAGGGCAGTGTTAACTGTCTAGAGTATTCTTTAATTCGTGTTAAGAAGTCGACGAAGGCCTCGCCTGGCTCTGAAGGAGTTTCCTTCCAATTTTCTAATGGAAAAGTCGCCGTGTACATCGGAGAGCCATCGTCCCATGCGCGACTATAATCGATTATTGGCTGGCCGCTTCCCCATCGATGTTTTGAGCTTTTCGGATCTCCAGAATTGAAGCTGAATTCTTCAATTGCTTTTTCTATCATATCCCGTGTCATGCCGTCGGACATATCATCAAGTTCTGCTTTGTCATCAGCATCTGAATCCGGGTCGCCAGCTTCGTTAAGAAACTTTCGAAAATTTTCAAACAACATTTTCACAGAAATTAGCTCCCGTGCTTCCACCTAGCCGCAATATCAACTAATGCCTCGGAACCAATATAACACAAAGTGACTGCAACCCAGTCCTCGCTTGTCAAAGAACTGCTTGCGACCAAATAAGTTGCAGTGCCCCATGCTAAAAATTTACGAGATATAAATCGGTTTACGTGTTTATCTAACCATGCTTTTACTCTTGCCATCATTCTGACCTCCTTTATATAAATAGTCTATTCATACACATGTGCGTAACCATTTATCTTTTCAATAAGTAGTTGCTGATCTACAACATCTTTTAAATTATCTAAATGAGATATTAATAATACTGTCTTAAACTGAACCTTGATCATTTCTAGAATTCTAATGAATCCTTCCATATTCTCAGCATCCAAAGCTGTGCCTGGCTCATCTAAAATAAAAATATCGCCCTTTGGCAGAGTCGTAACATTCAATAAGGCCAAACGAATAGCCATGGCAGCAATAGTTTTTTCTGCGCCCGAGCCCATTTCGATCGGGCGGGGCTCATGTTTCGGATGTTTAATTAATATATCTAATTTCTTTTCATCATTTTCAAAAAAGACTTCAAATTCAACAATGTTTGTTAAAATTTTAGAAATCTCATCATTAATAACTGGTAATCGTTTTTTAATAACATCATAAGATATACCATTAGGATGCATGCATCGCATAAATAAATCAGCAACTGTGAATTCATTTTCAAGGTCATAAAAATCTTGCCTTTGCTTATCAATCTCATTGAATTTCTGCTCCAAAATTCCATTAGATTTATATAGTTCCATTAAACCCGATTTGGCATTTTTATGTTTATTTTCTAATATTTTCAACTTGGTTGAAAGGTTTTCTTTCTTCGCTAAGAGATTTTCTAGATTTTCAATTGTCTCTTTGTTCCCTTCGTATTCTTGTTCTTTTGTGTTCAGAACTTTTAAATCTGCTTCAAGACGTAAAATCTTTGTTCTGTTTCTTTCATAAGAAAGCTCTAAATTCGTTATTTTGTTCTTTTGCTTATAGTGCTTTTCGAGAATTACTTGATATTTTTCCAAGTATTCATTAATTTTACTTGGATTTAAATCCTCTATCTTTTTGGCTATTGTTTTTTTACCTAAAGTTAGTTGATTTGTGGCAATTTTAACTCTATTTGTATCCTCGATGGCCGATCTAGCATCTTTGACAAAAAAGCAGCGGTCACGAAGAGTATATGAACATGGAACGTTCTTTAGGTATTCTATTTTTTTATCATTTGTTATTTTTTCTTTTTCATACTGCAGAAGATCTTTTTCAATTTGTAGTATTTTCTGTTTATATTTTTCGATAGTTTGTTTTTTATCACCATAAGACGCAACATCGAAATTGCTAATAAAATTTTCGATCTTCTTAGAAAATTCTTTTTCATTCTTAAGCTCCTCTTGTTTCTTGTGGTTCTCTTCCAAAATGGAAGTTAACTCTTCCTCGTTTTTCTTAATTTTCTTTTTGATATTTCTAATATCAATTATTTCTGCTGGAATAGAATCAATTTGCTCCCTTGTCGTGTCTAAATCAAGAGACTCACAATCAATACTTTGTTCTAATTCATCAAACTTTCTATTTTTTAAAGATAATTCTGTTTCCGATCTCGCTAGATCCGTTCTGGTCTCTTTCAACTCTTGGTCATAATCTCTATCTGAAAGTCGTCGCAAGACGCCTTTGATATCTGCAGAGTCTTCTTTAATCATTTTAAATTTTCGATCAAAAAGCTCCAAATCTAAAAATTTAGCAAGAATTTCCTTTCTTCGAGTCGACCCCTCATTAATAAAGGACAGCGAGTCTAGCTGACTGGCCATGGAAGTCATTAAAAAGTCTTCTACTGTGCCGAAGACTTTTCTAATGTTTTTATCAGTCTCCATGCGAGTTACGCCATTAAGAGAGTGCGTCACTTTAATCGCATTGTCCGTTACAGTAAATTCAACATCTGTTTTCGCTTCTAAGGTTTCTTTGCCTTTTAATTTTTTCTTGTATTTGGCGCTGGTCCTTTCAATTTTATAAGTCTTTGGCCCAATATCAATTTCAATGTAGCCTCGACAAGTTTCTTTATCTTGATTTATTAAATTAATCGTTTTACGATTATTTTTAGAAGTCGTGTTGTAAATTGTGTATAGTAAACTGTCAATAATGCTTGATTTTCCAGAAAAATTCTTTCCTAGAACGCCAACAATTCCATTTAAGCCACTAAAATCAATTGTGTTAGCTTCTCCATAGTTAAACAAGTTATCCCATTCTAACTTCTTCAATTTCCAATTTATATTGCGGTGCACATCCTCTTCGCGCTCGGCGACAGCATTGTATTTTTTATTTAATTCATATATTTTTTTAAGGATATCTTCTTCCGGCTGGAAATCGGCTAAATATTCAGAAACCAACTCTTCTTGTACGGCCAAATCTCTTAAATCTTCTTGTTTAAGAGAGTTAGTAAACTCTTCAATATTTCTTCTTTCGCCAGCTGCTCTATTTAAATAAGTTACAGCTTCTGGCTTAAAGCGAGCTTTAGCAACATCAACTGCTCGTCGAACAACATCCAGTGGTAAATTATTTTCGGAAATCAAACGCAGGCGAGCACTTTTTTGAATTTCAAGTTTGTTCGGAAGTCTGCCTTTGGGTGTCAACTTGATAGTGATAAAAGGCTTGGGATTCTTTAGTTTTATATGACTGCAAGTAAAAGCGTCTTTATCGACGATATCCCATATTAAAACTCCCTTGTCGTTAGTTTCCCCGTGGTTCTGTTGTACCGTGGATCCCGGATAACGTACTTTTCCCTTTTTGTCAAGGGTTTGATTGGTCTTGTGTATATCTCCAAGAAAAGCATAGTCAAAATTATTAAAAATACCAATATCATTCTCACCTCTCTCCATTTTCCAACCAGTATCGGTAGTTACTCCGCTAATAGAGCCATGGTACAAAGCAATATTAATTCTACTTGTGTCGGATGAACTTTGCCAGTTATCTGTATCAAAAACTGATAAAACGTTAATAGTAAATTTATCATCTAATATTGTTTCTCCCGAATTCTTTAATAAATATAAGTCTGGATGGTTTAACGCTTCCACAATAGGTGTTAAAGCATCTTGTCTGCTTGAATTTCTTAAATTTCCATCATGGTTTCCTAAAATTACATACGTTGGTGCTATATCTGCTAAATTTTTTAAAAAGTTTGAGCACATTTCAACAAACTCAGGGCTTATTTGAGTTTTTGTATGTGCGATATCTCCACAATGGATGATATAATCAACCGATTGCTGGCGCAGCTTCTTATAAAGTCTATCAAAAACAATACGGTACTCTTTATGATACTTTAAATTTCTAATATGAGTATCTGCTATATGTGCAAATTTCATTAATACCTCTTACACGCTATAATTTTATAGCATATAGATACTATAACAACACTTATGAAGTAATAAATCAGATTTTTTTAGTATTTTAACCGATTTCACCAATTGACTTTAATAAATAATTAATAGAATTAATAAAGGTTGCCTCTTGTTTTCTTTGTAAAAAAATAGATTTCGGCATCTCGCCAACATCACGGTAGGGTGCAATATCAATTTTATAGACTTCAATGTCATACCTTAAAAGTAATTTGATGATTTCAAGTTCTTTCTTTACAGCATCGTCGTCCAAAGCAATATAAATTGGAGAGTCGTTATTGACAATTTCTTGAAAAAGTTTGTGTCCTTCTCTCAGTGTAGAGCCCAGCAGAGGTACCGCGTTGGGGCCGGACACTATAGCGTCAAACAAACCCTCAACCAAAATAAGATCTTCATCAAAGTCTAGATATAAATGATTAAAAATAATATTTTTAGATGCCGCTGGATTTAAATATTTTTTCCATTCGCTAGGAGAATAGGATCTAGCAACAAAATAATTTATTTTACCGTTCAGATTAAAAGAAGGTATAATTATCCTACCACCGAAATCGCCTTCAAAACAATATCCTATTTTCCATCTAATAATATCTGCTTTTGTTATGTCTCTGCTTTGTAGGTAATTCAAAGGATATAAAGCAGTAGATGGTAATTCCTTGTTGGCAAGAGAGATAAATTCTTTTGGCAATTTTAATTCTAATTCCTTCTTTTGTTCTTCTTTATTGAAGCTATTTAAAAGCTTATCAGCAAAATTCTCAATTTCAATCTGGCCGAAGTGTTTCTTCCACTCATTGCGATTTTGAAAGGAACTATATCTACGAATAATTCGATATATATCACGACCAGACCAGTCACAGACCCAACACTTAAATACATTTTTCTCAATATTGATTGATAGCTTGCGCTTATGATGTTCACAACGAGGACAATAAAAAAGGTATTCGGTATTACTTTTGTAATAATCACCTAACGTATCTTTTAAAATTGTTACTTTTGTATTTCTTGACATTGTACCCAACCGGCTCTAGCAATAACCCAACTATCCGCCTTATCGTAACATTGTGGCCTTGGATTTCCATGCTTAGTATATTCTATAAGAACATTTGGGACGTTGTCAACAACGTATTTTACGACAATTTCTTTTGCCTTTGAGCCTCTTGGTATTTGTATCCCACATTTTTTTCTTGCAGAAGTTGCGGCAATATATTCCGGTATTAAATTAAATATCGAATAACACAGCCATGAAACGATGCCGTTAAAACGAGAGAGGATAGAAAGTGTCTTGGCCGACGAGAAGCCGCTCCGAAAACTCTGTAAGGATTGTTCTATGTAAACAGCGTCTATATGATACCAGTCCTCTATCTCGTATATCCTATCTTTAATAAATTGTCCCTTGTCGAACAAAGAAGGAAAATACTTTTTATTACGCATATCCCAAGCAACGCAATAGACAACATCACCCGCCTCATTTAAGACTGTTGCGCCAGTTATACTTGTACTAATATCTAAACCAAGAATCATATATAAATTATACTATATATCTATCTTTAATTTAAATGTGTAACTTCGTTCTTCTAACTTCTTAACCGGATTTGCCAGGCCGGCAATTGCAATTAAATTTTTGTCTTCGTCGTATAAAGCAACTTTAGAAATATAAGTTACAGGCTGATAGCTGGCTGAATAATTTTCGTAGTCATTAGCTACTATATTTTTAATATTTGTTTTATTCGGCTCAATATATAGTGCAGAAGACGTGGTCGGCGAAATAGAGGCTGTTAACAGATAAGTCACATTATTGGAAAAATTTAATTGATTTTCTTGAGCATGAGCAAACATGGTCAAAGTATTGACGTAACTCGTACCTTTGAAATCAATAGCGTAACTAGAGGAAGGAGCTAGGGTGACAGAGCCAGTGACTCCAAAATAGTGCCAAGAAGCAGCAACGGGGTCTGGAACGGTGCCGTCAGGCTTAAGCGGCTCATATATCTCAGTATGATTGTCAAAATTTGTGCTAGATGTTAATATAATGAAGCCCTCATTATACATGACTACGCCGACGGTGTCGCCTGTTAAGGAACCAGTCGTCTGAACCATCTCTCCGTTTCTTTTAGTGTCTGTTGCCTCAGCGACTAAAGATCCACTAACATAATATTTTAATGTTACCGTGCCCTTTTTTATTTTGGAACCATAAAAGATAGAAGGAATACTGATTATATTTAATTTTTGCTCCTCTTTGTTACCGTGAGCAGAAGAATAAGCATAATGCATACTCAATTTAGAATTAAAATTTAAATTGTTTCTAAGTGCATACAATACTTTTTTCTTTTCAGTAGTAAGTTCTGTATCGTATCTGTCTATTGATATAGAAGCTGTTAGAGGATATGAGCCAGATATTACATCACCAAAAACAAAATCATGATTAAACTCGCTTGTTGAGATAGTCTTAAAATTTGTAAAAGAACCCTCTTTTGTTATAAAAGGATATATTAGTTGATCTGTAGGTCGATGGACGTTTAATTCATATAAGTTTATACAACCATTAGGTGTATTTGAATTCATAACGTTCTGGTTTTCGTTATTATAGTATACAGAACCACTATAAATGAAAAACTCCACTTTAGGATGTGTCTTCATCCTATTGTGAAATATATCATCTTTATCGAATTTAAAAAAGTTGCCGTATTGGGGCTTGTGAGAAGGCATAGGTTACTCCCTAGTAATCTAAGCGCACTCTCAAAGTAAGCTCCGTATTCGGGTCTTTTCTAATTGGCTCAGACAATTTAGCGACGGCCAATAACTCGTTATCTGCTGAATATAACCCCACTGTCGTCAAATAAGATACCGGCAAATCATTGACATTGTTCTTAACAACTAATTTGCTTTCAGAAACATAAGTTGGATTAGAACTATAATTAAATTCATTATGATTAATACGACAGAAATAAATTGTTGAGTTAAGCTCAATAGTATTATTGAAATCGATATCGTAAATACGATGTCTAAAACTGTCAGATATTTGTTCTATTGTAGAGCTAGTTAATGCAGCAGACGTATAATCTCCGCTAGTAAATTGGGCTTCGCCCTGGTCGTTGAGGGCACCGCCCGTATTGGAGCCTGAAAATACGGAAGAAGTTAGAACAAGAATACCAGCCTGGTAAAATAACAGACCAACACTCTTGGTATTATCCGTTGCATCAGTTGACGCAGTAAATATTAAACCATAGTCTCCGGCTGGTGATGTTCTATATTCGTCTGCTGCATCATAGTCACCTAGAACTAGCATTGTATCTGGTGTTGCATATGTTCCGGAAGTGAGCAATCCAAATCTAAAAGAGTTCTTCTTGATTTCATCTTTTGTAAGCAATCTAGAAAAATTCATAAAGAAACAATGGTCCATTGTACCCGCTGCATCGTCAATGGTACCGTCTGAATCGAATTTTCTAATCTGGCTGCTAGTAGTATAGCCCATCAACACTTGAGCCATTTGATTATAAATATTTAATTTTTTAGAATTTTGTACATTGGTCGAGGAGCTAGCGTTTGAACTACAACCATAAGTCAAATCAAAAATATGATTTGCAGAAGAACTCAAAAAAGGATAATCATATACAGATTCGAACATACCATGTGAAAATGTTTTGATATTATTATCTGCATAAGTTCCAGATGCGATTGTACCGGTAATTGGAATTGCCTCATGTAAAAGAGTTCTCGTATTAACCATGTCATCGTTTAATAATGTCTTAAATGTGCTTGCCATAATTTATAACCCTATTTTAACATATCGGACCGGTATGTCCATCCGAATTCCAGTGTTTGCCCCGACAACTCTGACCGTTGTGTCAAGGTAGAATGTTGTTTTGCCCACTACTTCATCGCGCGTATCAGTAGTCTCAAACCCAAAAATGTTGTTAGAACCGAGGGTATCCTCAGAAGAACCCAGTTGTGTGAATAAATATGTAGAACTTTGTAATTCAGCCGAAGCATGTATTCTAAGTTGGAAAGTAGTTCCACGGGGACCAGCGAAAACCTGCGGACCGTTGGGGTGGTCGTCATCAACACCTTTTATATCAATGCTAGGGTTGTTTTTTACATAAGTAGAATCAGTTACATAGTATGAAGCGATATTATCATCATCTATAAAATTAACAGGGGCGGGAGTCTGAGATATCGGCGGTTTTATTCTACCCAAACGATAATCCAGTTCAACAATATAAGCATTTTCAGTTAAATCTGCGTCTAGACCAACAACTGGACTAATAGCATCTGTATCTAGACCTTGGTCAATTCGAATTTCTCCGCCGTGTGCGGTGGTGCCGGCTCCGCCGAAGCCCTGGATTACAGCGCTGGTACCCCAGACGGGGGTGCCGTCCTTGGTCTTCGTGAGTGCTTTAAATGTATCCGCGTCGACAGCGACAACAAATTTAGTGTCCTGCCACGTCGCGGTTTGGCCCGCGGCGCCGGCGAACATATAAGAACGGTGGCGCTGGATAGTATCGCTCGTGTCGCCGGCAGAAATTTTATTAAGTTTTAATACCGGCATATATAAAACATTTGTTCGTGACATTGACATTAACTTCGTGTTCAAATTGGAAGTATTATTTGTAAACGCCTCTAAAATGGGTGTCTGCAAAATCGTCAAATCATAGTAAGCGCTTCCGCTAGTATGTGTTTTGTCATACAAACCATAATTTATTTCATCGTCACCCAAGGCGAATTTGCTAATTTTAAAGCTTCCATCTCCCTGAGCTAATCTCATTCTTCCAGTGTCAGTTAGAACCGCGTCTAAAATAATATCACCAGAGTTATCTAAAAAAGCCATATTCTTGCTCCTCGTTATAATAAGTAGTTAACAACTTTAATTATGTTTTAACAGTCTTTTTTTTCTTTTTAAAAGCTAAATTGACATCAAGCTTTTTACCTGTGCTTTTTGAAGTCATCCTAACTTTAAATCTTCTTTTTGTATTTTCGCTATAGCTAGTAAACATGTAATCCACACCTTTACTATCAGTAGTATACACCTGTTGCGGCGTTGGTTTAATATAAATATACTTTTGACACTCTTTTACATATTCTTTTAATTTGGGTTTCTTAAGTCCAACGACCCTTATCATGGGTTTTACTGCTCCATGCTCATCAATTAATTCTACTTCAAAAATCGCTGATGGGTTTGATATATGATTATGGTTATCGATAGCTCTAAAAGTATAATAATATTTTGTATTGGGCAATATTTCTTCTTCATAGAAATTTTTGTTAACTGTTTTGTAAAGTTCAAAATCAGTATATTTTTTTGGTTTAGTTTGTATTCTGAAAATTTCAAATTTCTTAATTGGATCATCCGATCCAAATTCTACCTTACCATCTGGTGAGAATTGTGCATCTTTGATAAAGTTAAATTTTGCCTCGTCTTTTTCTTTATTAAGATAAATTGGAAAATCGCGATATCTATCGACCATTCCATTAAATAAAATCTTGATTCTATTATTGACAGCCCTATAAGGAATTATATTAACATCTGGTGCAACAGGGGGCTTGTCCAGTATTCTAACTTCTGGCGTTGAAAAAATTAAATCCTCCATCATAACGATATTTGGTTCAATTTTAACCCGCAATTGCGCGTTGTAAGTTTCTACACTGCCGCCATCCTTGACTCCGGTGCCGGCAAGAGGATTGCTACTTGCAAAAACGGGATCAGGTATAATGTTTATCTCTTCTATATTGCCAGGTTTATAATCTTCGGTCGGCTTCTGTTCATTACCAGCAGAATTAATCCAAATGTATCGATACAAACTACCAAATACAATTCTCTCTGCATAAACATTATATTTATAGACAGCATCGTCAGCATATTTTACCTGTGTATCCACGTATTTAACGATATCTAAATCAGAAGTATTAGGAATAATAATATTTTGTAAATGTACAAAAGAACTTGTACCTTTGTGTTTTACTAATTTTTCTATCCTATAAAATATATCTTCCGTATAGGCTGGTTTTCCATTTATAATTTCTATATAATCTCTTCGGTGCGCTTTATATGTTTTAATTATTTTATCTAATAAAATATTGCCAAATATGGTTTTAAAAATTGCATTGCACGTGCTTATGTCGCCCATTCCAGTAGATGTTTCGCTGTGTACATAAGACAAAAAATTCTGTATATCGTCAAGATCGGAACCATCTTCCTCTGGGTATGTATAAAGTGAGTTATCGTCTATAAATTCTTTTAATACTCTAAAAATTTTTAAAACATCTTTTTTGCTACTTTTTATTTCATTTTGTGTTGCAAGCGGTGTTGCTAGTTCTGCTACAGATAACTGTGAATCTGCATTGATATCTTCATAAACTTTTTCCTCGTAAAAGTCATGAAAAGATTGGCCCTTATACCAACCCAGGGCGCCTGGGCCAGAGCCGACAGAGTTACCAGCTAACGAACGAAATAAGTCTTCTTTTTTAAAAGTTGTTAGGTTTATTCTATGGGTGGAGTTTTCAGCTATTATATTAGATAAATATTTTGTCATAAGAGTGTTTTTTATTAAATCACCTATTTCAGTCAATATTTGTGCTGTAAATTCTATTTCACTATAAAAAGGAAAATAATTTTTATATTTCTCAATTTTATCGATAAAATTTGTAACATCAGGACTAAAAGCAATATTTGTAAAAGTGGCTTCCAAAAGTGTCAACCCAAGTAACTCTAACCAAGTAACTGCGGGAGATACTTCCTCAGCCCACTCATCAAAGTAATCTTCGTAAAAAGCAGTAACATCATCTCTTTTGTAATTTATATTTGTAAATTTTTGTATTGTTTCTTTATTAATTTTTCCGTAATAAGTGGTAAGTACACTAAAGGGACGGCTGACTAGAGAAGGGCTCATATCGTTGGATCCAGAGAGCTCTTGATATATTTTATCTAAATCAAGTTCATCGTACATTATATCCAAAAAACCGTATACAGAAGGAATCGAATTGTTAAAACCAACGGATTTTATCTTGTTCTCAAAACTCATATTTCTGCCGCCAGTACGAGAACTTGACCCAACTCTCTCATTATAAAATGTTCTTACATCTGCAAAAAAAGCTTTGCCCGATGGCTGTTTTGAGGCCAGTTCTTTTTTGGTAAAAGGCAAAAATGTTTCATGATATAAATCAGAAAATGTATGGTTCGGGTTGGATACGATTGGCTGTAGTATCACGCCGTCAGTATCATAAAGACCTGCTTTCATTAAAAACATCCACTTTTCTAGAGTCGGGGCACGTTCAGGATGTTCCACGTATTCACTTTGGTCCTTTGGTAAATCACAGGCTATAACAATCTTTTGTTCTGTTACCATATCACTCTGATAGGCGATAGGCGGGACGGCACCTCTTGGAAGTTTAGTAGAAGTATGCCCCACCGGGTCGCCTGATAAATCACTCGTGCTTTCAGGAGGAAAATTACACTCTATATATAGCTCTTGGCCATACCAAATTTTCGGCTTCGGCGCCCAGGTATTTATTAGTTCTCCATCATTAGAAACAATCCAGCTCTTACCCAAAGCCATTCTTAAGATATCTTTACGAAGATCAGGGGAAGGGGCGTCGGGGCCCGTAGTGGTACCTTTCTCCAAAAATACTATTCTGCCTTTATCGTCTGGCAACGGAAAAGAATCGGCAGCCGCGGCAGATCTGCGCCCATAAGAAGCATGGTCTATCACTTTTTTCTTTTTTCCTACTAATTCAAAGTCAGCCATAATATTTGCTCTCTATATTTATAAATAAACATGCCATCAGTAACTGCCGCCAGACATGTCTCCGCCTCCAGCGTCAGAGCCTCCTGGGCCGGGGGTAACATCTTGAGAAACAATAGAATCTGATGTATAGGATTCAGGAAGGACCCCCTTCGCTAAAGTTGTCCCTACTCCCTTTAGCTTTATATTAGCCTGCTGGATTAAGAAGCTGCTATTAGAAGAATCCGTGGTCGGTGCAGCCACAACGGATGACAACGTAATTATTTTTTCTGCTAAGGATTGTGGTGGAGCGGATAATGCAGCGCCATGGTGTATCATAAAATATTCATCAGCTATTGGCATATCTAATCCACCAAGCAATTTAATATCGTAATATTTTATTCTACAAAATAATACATCAGATTCACCAAGCGATGTTATATGCGCCGGGTTGCACACTTGCCACAGATCTTTTAAAGGATGTCCAGCAGTGCCAGTGAAAACTTCAATACGAGCCGTCATATTAAAATTAAAAAATTTAAAAGCATTAAATTTTTGATCTTTTGGATTTGAAAATAAAGTTTTTATGGCGCCAGAGGGTGATTTGTTCGCGTAAATGGTATCCCATTGATGAAGACCCCATGTTTTAAAATTATTTGGCAGATCTATATTATAAGGTCCATAGCTGTAGACACCCGCCGGAACTTTTACGTATTTTTGATTTTTATTTGCAAGAAGTTCTTTAAGGTAGGTGAAAGTTAGGCCTAAAGCTTCTGAAAAGTTTTTCTTTTCCAAGGGGAATTCTAAACTATCATCTGTATCTTCTGATATTGGTTTTCGTGGATCAAAAAAACTATCGTGTTTTTTGATATCATGCAAAGTTATACTCATTTCTTCCAAAAGTTTTCTGCTGACACTCTCTCTTCTCAAAGACTTTTTTTCCTGTAAAGAAGGCTTGTCGGACAAAAGAATTGGTGGTGTTGCTAAATCAATATTTCTATTATTCTTTCTATCTGATTTATAATTTATTAAACTAATCAACATACTATCATAATTTTGATAATTTGAATATCCAGGCGAAAGTAAAGCATCGCCAGAATAATATTTAGGTGTGCTAAATGTAGTATAAGCAGAATTGGTAAAAGATTCTTGTGTAAAATTAAATGTTTTATTCGTTTTTGCAGAATCAGATATTTTGATTGCGGATGGGGTCAAATACCCAAAAGCTTGATTTATTAAATTGCCATCTCCTGGTACAGGCGTGTTGAGATCTTCAAGGGACTTTCTCCCGAGGGAGAAAAATTTTGCAGTTTCAAGAAGAATTCTTCTTTGATAGTACTCCGGAGTTATCCCCCTTAACCCAGAGCCAACAGAAGTAAAACCTGCTCCTACTGAAAGGTAATCTGCGTAGACACCTTCATGTATCGTTGCATCAAAAATCTCTGTAACATTATCATATGAATGTTCTTCATATATTATATTTTTGCTTGTAGTAGCTTTATGCCCATAAGCTTCAATAGGCAGATATGATTGGTCGGATCCTGAGCTTGTATTATTTAAATTATTACTATTTTTTTCTGTTTTTGTTGCACCAATTATGCTTTCAATTTTTGTTACCATTGTATCTAACATTTTTATACAAAAATCAATACCAGCTGGTGAACCGCTTGTAGGATTTAACATACTGACCATGTTGTTATACCAATCATTTAAATTTACGCCCCAGTTCATGGCTTCGTGTGGATCAGACGGGCGATCTACAAAGTACATATATGTTTTTAATAGCCATCGAGAGGCGCGGGTCCATATTGGTGTTGTATTTAATTTTGTAGCAAAATTATATGTCGCGTCAACAAGAAATTCATCGTTAAAAGACTTATATGCGTCATCATAATAAGGTTTAAAATGAACTTTTGTAGCGCTCTCAGAAGAATAACTCATTTTATACGAAAAATCTTTATTAGTTTTTCTGCCAGATATCGCAAATTCATAATATTGTTCTATCTCAAGCTTAATTTTTTTCAATTCATTTAAAAGTTTATTGACAAAAGCAAAAGTTCCATCAATAAAACTTATCTCAACACGATAACGATATAAACCAGCATCATATGAACCGACTTCATAATCAGAAAATACAAAATATCTATTTACATAAGATTCGGCCCGGGGAGACAAGTTTGTTTCTTTAATAAATGTTTGACCAGCTTTATAACTCGCTCTTGATGTTTTGTAACCATTTACATCATACATTCTTCCAATTAATCGAGATGGTTCTTCGTATATTTTACCATTCATAAACTTTTTATATGGTTGAGTTAAATTAACCGGGAGGACGCGATCGCGATATAATTTCATTTCAAGTATCTTAGACTCTTGTAAAATTTCTCTTAGCACCTCTCCTTCATCGCCTAGGCCAAATTGTTGGTAATCTGAACCCAAGATGGAGTACAGAGAAGAATTATTTTGTAATAAATTTTTAAAATTAATAAAAAACAAACCATGAGCATTATTTTTTTTATCCCTTGATAAATATAATTTTGAATATTCGTCATCATTATCAAAAATAAAATCTCTTTTCTTTTCTTTTTGAAAGGGGCTTAAAATACCATTGATAATTCCTTCCGCTTTTTTATAATTTGGACCAGCACCTACTATAGGATCTTCTTTACCACCCGGCATTATTATAGAAGAATCTCTGAAATCTGAAATTTTGGTATTTGGTACTTCCAAAAGTTGTAACTTAGGCTGATCCGCTGCATATCTGTGTTCACTTCCAACCATCCATCCTTTATAGGCTCCAGGGCCTGGATTGTCTAGTCCATGATAGTGAGCAGATCCTTCCCAAAGAAGCCCTCCAGGGGCTATGAAGGCTTCTCTTGTTTTGGCTAAACTACCGCCTTCAAGTATAACTTCTGTGTTAACTGTTCCTTCTAAATTTAAACTTTGAATATATGGGTCACTGTCATATGAGCCCGGGCTGGGCGCCGGCTCCCACGTGGATGTATCTGGGAAAAGGGTTTTCAAATTCAAATAGCTGTAGAAAACGATCCCTAGATTATGTGTAGTTGTAGAAAAAGGAATCGAAAGTTCATATGGAATAACATAATACCATTTTCCATTTTTATATTCTTCTCTCATTTTCCCAAAAGAGGAAACATCACTTTTTTTAAAATCACCTAGCAAAGAAGATGTCGAAATTTGAAGATTTCCTGAAAAAGCAGGAGTTGGAGAGAGGACCTCGTGATAACCCTTTTCAGGATATTTTCGTTTTATAACGTAAACATTGCCCGAATTCTTGTATTCTGGATCATTGCCAGGTTTTAATTTTTCAAGGTTAGAACTTTCTGTGATTACGTGATACTGGATATAAAGTGAATCTAAAATATTTTGAGGGCGCGCGTCTTCGCCGGGTTTGATCACGAAACCACCGGTTGACGCACTAGTTAACCAACCTGCATTGTTTAATTTTTCCCTTTCCTCATATAGTTCCAGCAAGAGAGTTGCTTTAGACATGTTTTCTGGATCCGTTGAATGGTTTTCTAGTATTACTTTCTTACAATATATATGAGGTAGTAAATCACCGACGACCGTGTCCATTATGTTGCATTCATTTGCCATATCTAACAGACCTCACCGGGGTAATCTGATTCATCTTCATAAATATCAAATACTTTCTTCTCTTCTTCGTTAAGAACATCTTGACAGATCTTTGTTCTTCTGTCTGCAAAAACACCTTTCTTTGTTTGAACAGGATCATATTTACATAATATTTCATCATCAATTTCATCATCTATTAACAAATCAAAATAATGTTGTATATGTGTAACATCAAAATCGGGCATAGATTCGTTAATAAAACCAAATTCTGATAATTCATGATGTTGTTTTGCAGTGAAATATAATGGTCTTAAAGTTTCTATAGTAACGCCCTCTGCGACTTCTTCAATAATCTCATAAACCTCAATATCAAAATTTTTCTTTTGAAAAGGCGCATTGTCCTCAGCAACCTTTAACAAAATTGTCATGTCCTCTTCACTTGTTAAGACAGCGAAATCTGATAAGAAGTCTTCCCCTGAATCGCCTACTGCTTCATCGATATCTGTTATCTCAACCACTACCTCAGTTTCAAGCTGCGAAATTTTTAAAGTATTTTTTCCTCCTGATTTTCCTACTAAATCTATATAACTTGTCGATCCGCTCATTTGACCTTGTAAAAATTGTAAACCCCATGCAGGTGCATAATCAGAGTTTATATCACTGGTTCCAATTGGAGTAGAAAACATATAATTTCTTATTGCAGTTGGTTGTAAGGCTTGAGAACCCGGCTTTTCTTTTCCTAAGAGAATTTTTTCATAAGCATTCTCAAATTGTTTGTCCAATGAAGAAAATGAAATTTGAGGCTGTAGTGTTGGAGTTTCTTTTATTCGAGGTTCTGAACTATTTTGTAGTTCAGTTAGTCCCGCATCTTCTACATTATAAAGTATGTCATCATCATGGAAAGAATAAAAAACGGGCTTAAATTTACCAAGAGATAGAAGATATCGACCAAATTGAGTTAATTGTAAATCTATAACATCTTGTTTTTTATCAAAAAATTCCACTATTTAACAACCTTTATTTTTATATCCATTTTAGCTGCCTCTATTAAAGAAAAATTATCATATGGCCAATTTATTCCATAAACTTCATTAGCAAATATATCCGAAGATGGGCTTAAATTATCTATCCGGAATCCCGCTGCTCGCGCTGAGGGGTTCTGTGCTCTATTTTCTGCCATAGTAACTACACTTCTATCTTTGTATCTCTTATAATTAGAAACGGCGCGCTGTTTAATTTTAAAAACCATAAATTTCATTTTTTCATAATATTCTTTTGTAGTTGTAAACCCTGTTGGACTTGTTGCAGAAACCGGTCCTTTTGCAGGAATTGAAAGGTCCTTTTCGATTATACTTCTTAGCTCGCTGACCAAAGGCAATGGTGAAAGAAAATTTGCCAAATTAAAAGTTGCTAGTGTTTGTATCGGAGGTGTAGCGCCGATGATGGAGGTTATTGGTCTCGCATAACTAGGTATTAAATTAGGATCATCTACAGCATAATCGGGCCCTGGGTGAACTGTTAAATTACGAAATATTTTTTCGGCGCGGAGACTAATATCCGGCATTATGCCTTGATATATATTAATTAAATCTTGTTTGTTCAGTTGATGTGAAAAAGGCACAACAATCATTTGAAAAGGTTTGATATCTTTATTATGAATAAAATCAAATTCTGGAGGGAGTTGAAATCCTCGGGATCCCGGAATATCAGTATGCCCTATCAGCGATGTAATCATCTTTCCGACATCACAGTTCATAGCGTTCTGGAGCGTGGATTGATTGTCTTCTTTATGTGTAAGCCAATGTTTTGTCAATTGTTCATAATTTAATGAATCTCTTTTATAATATTTTTCAGTCAATATAGCACTCAAAATATTTTCAAAAGTCAAGCTATGAATTCCCAAGAAATGCTTACCTGGTATTATTTGTCTCGTAGTGAAGACATCCTCAAGCATTCTCATATCGCCGTCCAGTGGAGCTGGATCTGCCGACGTGGTATAGATGAAATTTAGACTGACTGGTTCTTCAAAATAAGGAATAATAGCTATAGCCTCATGTATATCTTTTTGATTGGCCATTTTACCTATTTCAAACTTCTTAGGTACATTTTCTATACCTAATCTATAAGATAAAGAACCTGTCATACTACCAGATGTTGTCATCTGTGATTTTTTTAAGAAAATTGAACCTGGTTCTGAAAAATCACCTGGAATAAGATCAGTTGGCGAGGATACAGGTTCTTCTTCTAAGTTTGGGAAACTGTCTGCAATTGAAAAATAGATACCTTTTTCAGCCTTGTACCCTGGCCGTTCAGCCCAGGTAGCTAATTTTATAATTGGATCGTAAGGATCTGTTCCATATCCTCCCCACATTGATCTGCCTGTTTTTTCACTATGATATGGATTAGATACTAGGTTTAATCCGAGTTTGCGCACATTTTCATCTGTATACCCAATAGTTTCATAGTGTGCAGTATAGGAAGATGAAAAATCAAGTACCGGACAGACCCACTTTGGCATTGCATACCATATTTTTATGGGATCCTGCTGGCTGCCTGCGCCGAAGCCCCCCAAGAAGCCGGCGAGGACGTCTTCCTGTGGCGCAGGGGGCTGACTAACATTTATTAATTCATTAAAAATATCGATGCTAGCATCAATTTTCATTCTTGTGAAAGAGGCAAGAGCGGTAGAAGCGATTGAAGGAAGTTTTGGTGTAAGGCCGCCGGTTATGTCATATTGTGCACGATAAAAAGAACTCGTTACAATTTCTTCAAAAGCTTCAGCAATCGGAAGAGCGCTGCGGCCTCCGTTGACACTAAGTATAATACGACTGCTCCCATAAAAGTAAGGGGGTGTCCAAGCTTGGTAAGCTGGATCGCTTAGATTGGCAGCATATGCTGAATGGAAATCTGTTGGCATATGATAGCCCAGACCGTCTTTTCTTCCAACGAGTGCGCCGGCCAGCGCAGACAGGTTGGAGGGAAGTTCTGGGATGACTTCAATTGGTGGTCCATATAAATATCCACGTAAACTAGACGAAAGGGGGCCCTCGCCAAACGGTATGCTGCCAGAATAAATAAAGTTGCTCTTTCTTGGGCCCTCGCACATTACCTGGTCAACGCCCATTTCCAATCTCAAATCCATCTGAAATTTCTTGCCCTTGGGTGCCACATTCAGAAAACGCTGTGGCTTGGACATAATAATAGGAAATTTTATGTTTAATGCCTCATCTTGTGGCGCTAAGAAAAATTCCATAGTTTCTGAAAGATAGTTATTAATAGCGCTTTCATATAATCTTAAAATTGAATTATCAATCGTTGTGGGATCATTTTTAAGTCGAACATTTGGTTGATAATCGAGGGAAGCTGAGCCGTGCGCAGAAGCAGAGATATTGTAGTTGGCGGCGGTACCGAGCCAATCCGAAGAGCCGCCGGCTGCCATGACACTTCCAGAACCCCACAAAAAATCAGAAACTAAATAATTTGCATATGGATTTCTCTCGTTATCAGTAAAATGAAGTTTAGCTAATTTGCTCAAATCGTAAAGTGCCTCAAATGGCATTCTATAATCTGGTCTGTTTTTAAGATAGGCTGGCATGGCATTTGCAACACCCATCATGTGATATCCACCATGACCAAAAGAGCCAGTTGAAAGAGTCAAATCAATACCGGCGCCGAATTCGCCGTAGACGTCGGGTGTGCCGAACTCGACGAAGTGGGTGAGCATGTTCTCGTTAAGAGCTATAGCGTGAGAGGCACTCATACAACTGTTATAATACTCCGGCGGTGATTTCAGGTATACAGGATAATCGACAGCAATACCGGATTTAATTGAATTATATAACAAGCCAGGAGCAAAGAAAGGTTCTAACAAAGCCTGCATCATTGCTTGCCCTTTAGAACCTGATTCTTGTGCTGTAGGTTCGCCGTTATCATTAATTGTTGAATGTACACTATAGGCGGGGGTGGCGGGGATTGTATAATGAGCTACATTAGTAACGGTATTCTTAAATGAATATCCTTCCTCTATATGGTCTTCAAAAGCTTTTTTAAAATAAGAACCGATCTGAACAGTTCTTGCCATTGGGTAAAAACCTTCGTATGGCAACAATTTTTTGATGCCATCACACTCAAAAGAGATTTCTTTAGGTACCGTATTTTGTCTAAATCCCTTTTCATGCATTAAATAAGTAAAGTTTCTGAGATCATCTGTATGCACAAATTTCTGATTAAAAATTACACTTCCACTAACATTTCTATAATGTTTAGAAGTATTCGTATTATCGCTAAGTCTTTCTACACCATAAATATCATCGTATTCATAACGATTTGTTGTATGGTCGGCCTGTTCTAAATCGTCTACGGGTGAACTAGAAGTTATCTCGGCGCCGTGTAGTGTTAAAAAGCTTAACTTATGCGAAATATATCCGGCCTTTGGATCGGATGTGCTGGTTGGAACACCAAAATTTCTTTTAATTTTTATAGCTTTCGCGCCTAAAGATTGAACATAAGATTCGTGCTCAACAAATATTCTAGTATCTTTTGCTTCTTCATAAGTTTTTATAAAGTTGTCGTAATGATCATAATGCTCAGATATCCTGAATTCGGGTAAAATCGTGTAATCGCGGGCAATATATTTAATATCATTACCAATGAAATCATTGTAAGTATCGTACATTGGATTTCGACCAATAACCAAATTAGTTACCCACCATGGCGATTGATATGGATATGTATGACGTAAATATTGCATTGAAGCTGTTGCAGCAGTATAACCTATTGGGCCATCGCCGGTAAAGCTATCATAAGCGGCCGGCGTTGCCGCCTCGAATAGATGGCGAGACGGCACGTGTCTATAAAAGAATATTGTTGGTTTGGTGCTGTATGCTAATTCTCCAGCAGATCTGGTTACCCACGTGGGTGGAATATGGAAGGTCTGGCCGGATAAAGCGTACGAGAACCCGTTGATTATGGTCCCTATATCACTGAAACTTGAACTCTTATAAGAAGCGTTTGAAGGAAGGGACGCGCAAACCATTTGTTCTTGTAAGGCGCCTGTAATACAAGAATTCCTCCATTGTGCATGTGGTGTAAGACCAATTTGTGTGCCGTCGTTGCCCGGGGTAAAGTAATCATATTTAGTAATCGCCGCGGCGGGGTCGACGGGCGGGTCCGAGCTGCCCTTGACGTGTGGAATAATAATTCCCGAGGGAGCCATGCCATATGGGATAGCATCCAATGGCCACATACTATTAAGATTAATCTGATATGGTTGATATGAATCTAATTGAATATAGCCTTTAAGTTCTTCGATCGAAGTGCTTCGGGCCGTGGTCGCCTCGTCGGGGGAAATTTCCGATGGGTCGCCAGGGAATAGATCGTCGTGGATCACGTCGACGACCATCGAAGAAGATTGATTTGTTATAATGCCATTGGGAAGATACTTTAAATACGATCCAAACCAGGTGTCGAGTGGACCGGTGCCCATTTGGCCGATGATGGCGTCGAAATCATATGCATGTTGTACCCAATGGCCGTAGATGCCCGTAAGAGTGTCCAGTTGAGGAGTGTAGATCATACTTTGTGTAATATCTTGTGTGTTTAAAGCTTGTTCTATCGTTCGAAATCGTGAGGAAGAAGCGGTTGAATATTGGATATCTCGCCAGTAACTTCTTGTTGAACCATGATTCCGGTCATATCCGTCAGTGCCATAACCAGCAACTTCTTCATAATTTGGTTTTTCTAATTTAAATTTACGATAAGCATTAATACCACGTGGATAAATCGTTTCATGGAATACATAATCAACTGCACTAGGCTTATAATCCCCGGGATTTCTAGCAGCATAGAATAGAGAATATACTTCTTGTTTATTTCTAGTATGGCGAGATCTCGCTCTGGGATCTGCATTGGAAAGTTTTAAAGTATCATTTAACTTATCATTAGAAAAATAAGTCATTTGATTAAACATACTTTGTCTTGCACGAACATATATACGTTGTCCACCAATAATATCAGTTGGAACATCATAGATAAAAGGCTTGTATTTTGATATAACTGATGGCTCATAAAATTGTTTTAAATTTTGGATGGACACACTGCCAGACCAGGCTGTGGTGTGATAACCTGGTGGTCCTTCGGGACCATAATTGTCCATATTGATCGATTTAACAATGTGTTTGGGATTCCTCGTGTCAATCGACATCGTATTGTGCAATCTTTGATCTTTTGCAACAGGGTGTTGCCAGCCTCGATATTGTTTCCATGTTGGCCAACTATAGGGGCCGTTACGATGATGTATAAGACCATTTAGAATATACGCGTAATCAGCATTATCAATTATCGCAACGGCATCTCGTATTGGCGATTCCTGGAGGCCTCCCAAATAGTCATTTTTCCACGAAAATCCGGACACTCCATCCTGGGATGGGTCATTAGTGGTGTTTGGATATCCTAAATAATTCTCGCTGGATGTGACTGGCTCATAAATATTTGTATTCAAGCCAACAAAATCGTTAAAAACAATATGTTGCTCGCCGGCTCCGAGAGCCGAATAAAACCTAATGCTAGTTCCAGTGCTATTGTGTGTTCCAACTTCACTTGCGCTCAAAAAATTTAATGATCCAGTCGTTGCCATTTTTTACCTCTTTCCTGTCATATAATTAGATTATACCCTAAATTATTGATCCTGTTATCCATGCATATTGTTTATCTGTTCTTGGTATCATATGTGAGATAAAAGCGTTATCATACATTTGCGTTGTCCCCAGGCAGAGTCCGGATGCAGAGTCGGGACCAGATATTACTTGGGGGTATGAGCCTCCTGGTCCTACATTTGTGCTATTCGAGCTTTTTCGGTCAACAGAGGTTATTATAAGGGCGCCGTTGGCTGTTAATATATCACCGATATCTCCCATCTTCCACCAAGATACTAAGTTACTATACTGAGAATGTTCTTCAAGATCTCCAGGGCCGGGTTGATGGTCCGAGACAATCCCGACACATGAATGCCCATTGTATAATTCTAAAACTTCTGCTGCTGTTAGCTCGGTTTTCCACAAACTTACCTCGTCTATAGCGCCGTCAGCAAACTTATCAGTAGAGTCGTCCTCCTTGCCAATGTTAACAGGTGCAGAGGTATTGTGCATAGTAGCGTAATCATTTGCGCCTGTTGACTCGGCATGAATAGATGAAACTTGCTGGCCATTTATATATAATTTAATAGTTTTAGCGCCGACAGCTGCGTTGGCTGTAGCGGCTACGTGGGCCCACGCTCCCTCGATCGTAGCGATGGCGGCGGTGGTGGAGAATTCTTGTTCGTATTTAGAACTAGTTTGATCATAAACTGTCAATGACAATTTATCAGCGTCAGTGACTTCAAATCTATATTCGTAAGCTGCAGCGCTGTGGTCAGCTTTTTCAAAAATAGGAAAGTTAGTTGCATCAGTCATTTTAACCCAAGCGCTAATAGAAAATGGAAGATCTGCAGCCACAATGTCGTCAGTGCCGCCAGTAAAGTTCGGCAACGTAACGGTTCCCTTCGGCACGAAATTCAAACCCACGACATCATGGTCCTGCTTTGATGTCATTACTACATTACCAGCATCGCCATTTGTACCCTGTGTAAGAAGAAGCGTTTGATCTAGCAAGCTTCCAACAAAAGGAGGACTTCCAGATGTAATATCAATATGGTTATTGGAACTAGCACCGTTAATAGCTGCTTCAATCATCTCTGCAAGGTCGAAGGGATCGATGATTACTGCTTCGCTAGCAGCTATAATATAGTTGATAGGGGTAACAGTGTCATCATAAGTAGATATGCCCAAGGAGGTATCAAACGTAAATTTTACTTGTTGGCCTGCGACATCCTGTAAAATGAAGTATTCATCATCTAATCCTACCGGTTGATTAACTTCATCGACGCCGTTGAAAAAGTTATTTGTAGAAAAACTCAACGTGGCTGTGGTGCCGTAAAAGACCTCGATGAGCCAAGGGGCTGTGTAGGTTGTCTCGACGGCTGTATTCCCTTGCGGGCCCTCGTGGTCTTGTGTGAGAATAAGCGCCCAGCTTCCGGGTGGGGCGGTGGGATCGCCAGAGAGACCAGCCACAGCAGTAGTGGACAGAAGCTGGGGGGTACTCTGCATATAATTAATAGCTTCTTCTATTGCGACTGCTAACTCCTGTGGAGTAGTGATATCGAGAGCTGGTATAACTACAAATCCCTGACCGGTGATGGCGTTGTGGGTGTAGGTGATGAGGGCCGCGGTGATATCAAAAGAAAATTTAAATGTGCTAGGTGAAACTGGTGCACCGTCAGTTAAAGTGAAGGTTTCGAATTGTAATCCTAGCGGCTGTATGATTGCGTCCTCTCCACCTGTGAAGTTTATAGAACCAAGTAAAGTAAGGGTGTCAGCATCCTCAACAGCATCGAGTGCGCTGAGAGCTGCAATAGGATTTCCATTTCCAATAACACCTAGCTGACCTTGCGTAAGAACAATTGTTTGTTCTAAACCTGGGTCGCCGGATCCGGGATGTGGATTTTGAACCAATATGTCAATATGATGCTGAGTTTGCGCAAATTCTATCGCGCCAACAATTGCAGAAGCTAACAAATATGGATTATTCTGATCTCTAATACCCACACTTATATTTACAGGAGTAACTGCAGTATCCTCAGTTATAACATCATCAGTATTGTCAAACGTGAATTTTACTTGGCGGTCGGCGTGGTCCTGTAGAGTGAACCATTCAGTATCCAGGCGGGCTAGCCAGCCAGTGGCGCCCGTGAAATATGCCTGTGGATAAGCCGGAATTTTGAAAGTGTCTGTCGTTGTAGCTGCCGCGCCGGGGATATTGGCCGGCCAATCGCCGGCGACCTCAAGAATCGCCTGGGCAGAGACCCCTGTTATGTCAGCAGGCCAGTTGCCAGCGATAGCAAGAGTTGACGTAGCAGGTGTGCCAGCGGCAGCTGCGACGGCAAAAGAAAGTGAATCAGAATCGTTAACTTGAAGGTAACTATCCGTTCCGTTGAAGGAAGCAGCTTTATTTTCAGATAAGGGTACTGAAATAGGTACTTCAGAAGGTCTTTCGAGATTGTTCCTGTGATATTTATGTTTTGACGCGTCGCCTTCAACTTGGTAATTAGATGAGTTTATTGCGCCGGACACTTCTGATCCGTATACTCTTGCAAAAACAGTACTTGGGCCATGGGTACTTACACCAAACTGGCCCATGTGTGCTTGAAGTTGGGTACTGAGAACTTTTCTACCCCAATTATTTCTCCACGGCATTGCATTGTAAACAGAATAAGTTTCGTGGGCTGGATCTCGAAAGCCACGTGACATAACTTCAAAACCACCTGGAGAACTGAATTTGTTTTTAAATCTCGTTCTATTTTTTACAGATCCAGATATATAATCTTTATTAAGACAGTTGTAATCAATACGTTTCAATTCAGTTCTAACTGTACCGGGAGGTATAGACAAAACTTCTTCAATACTACCAGTACCAATTCCTAATATCTCTGCTGTGATACTAGTAATCTCGTCAACGTGTTTAACGAACCAGGGGTCATTTGCTTCTGGGCTTACCGTGCTAATATATTCATATCTATCAAGATAATTACCTGCTTTCGTTGGTGAAGAGGCTGTCATTTGAATATTGCGTATGTTTAGTGGACGTTTTGCATATTCTTCACGAGTATATATAGCTCTTGGTCTGTGATGATTATCATGCATCGCATCTATTAATCTAACACTATTTTGTTGTACACCGGAGGGAATTAGTACAATCACTCGATCAATTGCGCAATCCCCAAGATGAGTTATTCCGGCAGTATAAAGAAATCTTAAATAAAATCTTGTACCTAAAACTTCTTTACCCAAAGAAGTTGCAAGATCACTAGTATTCGCCCACCTCCAATCATCCACACCAGAAGTCTGCTGCTGACCTATAATACTGGTACTAGTAAATGGACTGGCACCTAGCCAATCCCATACTAGCGGTATATCGGTAACTCCTGTTTGAAAAGTAGAATCTTGTGAATGTTGAACTTTTAAGTAGCCCATATGAATACCATACATGTGGTACTTAAAACGAAAAGTAATATCGCCAGAATCAAGTTGGAGAAGATCAATTAGTGGAGTAACTAATCCAAAAGTCTGTCCTACAGAAGCCCAAGTTACGTTACAGAAAGCATAGCCAGTACCAGCTTGATCAAGTACATCTGGGCCTGTCCCAACAGATGGAGTGGAAGTATTAGTGAGAGACCAACCATACTCAGAACCTACTCCAGTACCTGTTTGCCAATTGTCTTCCATACTAGGATCATCAGGTATGCCAGACGGACTAAGAATGGTGAAATCGTTGGTAAGAGCAACGTCGACCTGTTCAAATTGCTCATATAAAGCGTAACTAGTACTTGATAAATTACCAAAGAACTCCAACTCCCAGCCCTCAGGCCTCGTTAACTCATGGTCTAATTTGTTATTATTAGCAGAATTAACAATAGGGTCATATCGATTTATATCAGCATGCCGATATTGCATACCACCAACATATTTTTCAGTAAATGGACCCTGCATGGGGACTTCTGGTTTAACGCCATATTCATCATGATGAACATTTGTAAAATCAACTGGTATGATGTCTTTATGGCCTGACATGTATCCAGTATCTATAGAAGAAGAATACATGTTAAAAGGCAGTAGTAGCGTGCTCTTCGCATCAGAATATTTTATATCGTTAAGACCTGTGCCTTCTGCGTTTGAATTAACAGTTTCCTCTGCTGTCATTGTAAAAGCTTTTACTGTATACTGCTTTTTATTTGATTCATCAGGAATTTCCTTATCGATAATATCAATTTCTTTAATTTCATGATCTCGATCGATCCAAATGTAGTCATTGTCACTTGCCCACTTAATAACGCCTTTGTAATAATCATGTATATTATTATTTTTTGGATTTGATCCTCCCTTAAGTTCAAGTGAGATCTTCTTATCTAGATGAACAGGAACAGAAAGACGACGTGGTTTATATTGAGAACCCTCGTATTGAGCTTTACCAATTGTTTTTAGTGTCGGGCCTTTAGCATCTAATTCAGTAATAATTCTTTTTAATAAGATATCTTTATTATCGTTTACATTATCGACACTAGAAGATATTTCTAAAACACTTCTTTCTGCTCTCTCTTTCCACCAAAGATGATTTCTGTTCTGTGCTAGCGGAGATTCAGGTAAGGGGGCATGCCCAAATTTCCAATTATATAAAATCTCGTTAATCCCCACCAAAGAAGAAATTGGAAATTTAACTTCCGTATCTAGAGTTGGAAATTTAGTCATATATTTATTTCTTTCTAGTATATGACTTTCAACCATGTTTCTGAGAAGTTCTACAGAATTAGAAGAAGCAGGCATTAATTGTGCTATCATTAAAGTAACAGCTTCATCAACCCATTTATAATATTCAATGAATTTATCCAAATCTGGTGTATTTTCTACTTTTTCAAAGAATAAATCAGATAATTTCTCCATGCGCTTATAATCTGATCGATAGCGGTTGACAGGATCTCCAATAAGATTGTTAAAATCGACAATTGTTGCAAAAAACCTTATCATTTCTTCAGAAATGATTTGATACATACTCTTTTCAATAGAAATAAGGTGCTGAACATAAGTTGTATCTCGTGTAAAGACTACTTCATCTTGTTGTGATAGAATTTTAATAAAATCATCACTATTAACCGTCTCCGGAAGCTTTTGTTTGGCAGCTTGTACAAATTCGACGTCTATAGCTTGATCTGCATAATTGGGATCCCTAAGAAAGAAGTCGGCGCGGCCAGAATAGTTGTGTTTTGCCACATCACTAACCCAACCATATCTTGATATACTCTTATCATAAGCTGAGCCTGAAGCGAAATCTTCAATTAAAAATTGTCCACTGGCATTTGAACCAGTTACATTGTCCAAAGTCCAGTTTAAAGCTAAAGTCTCTATTTGTGGAATAAAATCATCAAATAATTCTACGTGGCTGGCAGCAAAATTACTATTTTTATAAGGATGTAATGTACCATATATATTAGCATCTCTTGCATGAGCACGAATTGTTTCATTAGGCAAATAATCAAACCAAAATCTAACAGAGGATACTTTTACGTCTGAATATCTTGATATACTTCCTGTAAAGTTTTCTCTTTTAGAGCCTGCGTAAAGTCTCTTTGGGAACCCAAAAAATTTTCCTGCGTCTGTTTCACTCATAGTCCCGGTTATAACAAATTCATTCTGTAAAATATTAGATAAATAATTAACCCCATAAAATTCATATGTATAAGCTATGTTTTCTTCTTCTAAGCTTTCGTCCACGAAACTTGCAATAGGGTATTTCGTTGGTCTAAGTCTAAATGCCAAATTCCATTTTTGGTTATCATATACTTCCATATAGGAATCTGATTTCAATGTAGCTATTATTGGTGAAACACCATCAGCCACTAAAGCGAAGCTAACGTTTCTCCTATCATTGTTTCCTTTAATCGCAACAATATTAAAATTAGTTGTATTATCTGTGTGATACGTTAAATCTGTATTTGAGTCGTATACGGCATCCATCCCCACAATAGAAGAAGTCAAAGATGGGAACATCTGATAATTTGGATCACCAGCTAACGATCTTTTTGGGAACATGACTTCTGCTTCAACTGTCATGGCGGCGCCGGAAGCGTATGTGCCAAGAATACCAGGTATAAAAGATAACGAATTGGAATCGGAAGAATCGTAATACTGATAAGCAGTTGCGGTAAAAGATCCAGAATACGTTGTCTTGTTTGAGGAGTCAAATCGATTTTCTAGATCATCGAAATCAAGAAATTTCTTTTTTATAGAAGTATGAGAATAGGTGTCTTTTAACTCATATGTATCGTTAGTCGCATAAATATTTATTTTAATTAATTCTTCATCAACGCCGTAACATCTAAGGAGATTTCTTAAAGATTTTATAGTGCCTTTTGATTTTTGAATATATGCTAAATTATTATATATGTTTTGGTATATTGTATCTTTTACTTCATAAAGCTTATTCTCATAAAGTTTTTTCTCTCCTCTTTGAAGGTATTTTGATAATATTGAAGCATCAGCAAATAATTCTGGCGTGTCAAATCCGCGCGAACTCAACAAATAGCTAGCAAAAGGCAGAGGTTTTTCGTAATTGTTATCATAAGGATAGTTTATATCTCTCAACCTCGGAAGACTTTCCATCTGAAGATATAAGTTGTCAAAGTAACTCGCGATGATTTGTGTTAAAAACCTTAAATGTCCCGATTCAGATTCGTCTTCTTCTAAAATCCACCCTGGTACTGACTTGTATATTGATGAACCATTTAAATGATCGTGTATTTTTCCAATAGCTATTTTTCTATTTAAGAAAGAAGAAACTTCTGGGTGGTCTGGATATATGATTGGATCTTTAAATTCATATTCAGCAGCTTCTGAAAGGATAATAGCAGAATTTGTATTTCTTGACTCGGAAGGGTTATAATTTATGAATTTACCATTAGAAATTCTTCCAGAATAATCTAGTATTACAGAATCAGTAGAAGTTTCTCCTACTATGCCCTCATTAAACTTATAGTAAACGCCAAGATCTACTTTATTTGTTACATCATCGTATTTTTCATTATCAGTATTGGTGCCGCCGCCTATTTGAGTTCTATAATATCTTCCAATTTGTTGTGCGTCCCTTTCTGTTTTCCAATATCTAAATTCGTCAAAAGAAGCAGAAACAATGTTACCCCAACCCTCTCCAGAATTGAGGTAGGCGCCGCCGGGGCCGGCCATGGCGCCGAGAGCCGCTACCATAGTACCCGAAGCAGCAGGATAGGGGGCATTAAGAGTAGCGACATCTTTGTGCGCGCCATTTAAATACAAATTAACTGTAGTTATTGGTAAGCCGGATACGGGTGCGGATCCTTTATTTTTAAATGTGACAGCATAGTGTTTCCACTTTCCGTCTGCAATACTTTCTCCTGTTTCTAAAGTAAAAATTTTACCCTGGATCGCAGACCCAACAAACCCCTCTTGTGTATAAAGGACGGCCCACAGGGTGTTTTCTTGGCCGGGGATGTTACTTGTTTTAATAGAGAGATAATCAGTTGTGGCGCCTGATGCGTCTAAAGAAACATTATCAAATATAGTTTCGAGCGAACCATCCGGAGCAGTGCCATCTTTTTTCATCCAAAATTCTACAGTGACACCTTTATCCAAGTCAAGTTCTAAATTATTAGTTCTTTGACTGGCAGTATGGTATATATTTGCTTTTGATACTCCTATTCCAGAAGGGCCGGCGGAGAAGTCGCTTTTGTAATCACCAGATGGATCTGCATGGGGGCCACCATAAAAAGAGATATATTGAGGGGCGCTACTAGAATATTGTAAAGCAGATACAGTCGAAGTATAAGTGCTAGAACCGCTATTAAATGTAATGTACCCGTTAGTTCTGGGATATTCATGCTCAAAAATGAAAAGATCTAGATAAGTACTCTCATTTTCCCATTCAATTTTTTCTGTTAATGAACCATCATATGGATATGTTTGATACACCCTTTTAATGGAGTTTTCATAATAAAGTTCGGCTAGCCCAAAACGAGCAAAGTTAGATGCAGTTGTGAAGTCTACATCTGGAAAGAATCTGTCCCTTCGAGTTGAATAAACATCAATATACTTTGCAGATTCTAAATCTTTTGCTAAATCATTTTGGGATTTATTCTTAAGAAACTTTAGCGAATGGCCCTTATCAAATAAATCTTTTATACCCATGTTACAATCCCAACTTTATATTTCAATTGCTCTCTACTCTGAATTTAAACATTTCTTGCTGTTCTCGCCAACCATCCGAAGAATGATAAGCAAATTTTATAGCATACATATAGCCAGGTTCCAATAAAGTCATATCAAAATCAAAATAACTTCCAGAATTATCATAAGACAAATAAGTATGGTAAGTGGTATTTGAACTTGCCGTTGAATGATTGAAAATAGTCTCACCGTCAGCCATTCTAATGATTTCGTAAGAGGCACTAGGAATTGTAGTTCCTTGAATATCAGTAGAAGCAACGGAATATATTGTTGGACTAAAGTTTCTTGGTCTGGTGAAGACTCTAAATTTAGCTTGCTCTTCTTTGCTATATGAAGGTTTCAAGTTGGTTATTTTTGTCGTGAACTGATTATAATCATTAGATGTTAATACACAAGTATCATTAAAGTTCTTAACAGCAACTGAACCAGTCTTATATTCTCCGCCTATACTACCTGACCACACATCATGCAATAAAGAGGAAGAAGAAGTTAAAAATACTTGAGCTTTGTAAATTCCTGTACTTTGTTTTGTCGCCGTGGCTGTTTTTAATACGGCGCCTGTAGGAGTATTACTTGTACTTTCATATAATTTAACTTTTAATGTCTCACTATGTGGTATGTCTTTAAGTTTTCCACGAATATAATTGTACAAATATAAATTATTTAAATTATCAGAAGCAGGAGCGATAGAACTGCTTGAATAAAAATTACCTCTATCATCTGCAACTCTAGAATCCCAACGAGCTTCTAGGGCCGGCCTTTTAAAGAAAAATTCGCTGGATCTTGCAAAAAATCGTTTTGTATAAAAGCTTTTTCGTTGGCCAGAAGTATTGGCCAGGACGCTACCACTTGCTGCTGCGGCATATGCTTCCTGATTAGAAGTCAAGAAAACACCGAAACCATAATTTGGTTGCCCGTCTGTATCTATCCACTCTTCCACTGCTGACGTCACATCAAGCAATAAATCTTCATCACCACTTTTAAAAGTACAAGAATAGCCAGGCATAGTTGAGCCAGCAACGTAAGCAGATGTATGATAATCGCCGCCAACTGTTACCCATTTTCCAGTCCCTCCAGAGAAATTTTGTGCTGTAAGATGAGCAACACCACTGACATCTACCGTAGTGTTACCGCTATAGCCCGTATTGTCTTGCGTCAAGGGCAGCGTCATCTGCGAATCTGCGTCACCAGCAGCCACTGCGGTTCCAGCTGTTATCGCAAGAGCAGATACATTATTGATTGCAGTCTTAATTGAATCAATCGCTTGAGTAGTATTCGAATCACCTGTAAAACCAATAGTGCCTGCAGAATTGACAGAGCCGTCAAAATCAAAAGTAAAAGTTTGAGACACTCCATTAGCGTCAGTAAGAACAAAAGTTTGAGCATCCATCGCTGCTAAATTTGCTCCACCTTGAAGCACTAAATTAGTAGTAGCGGAAGCAAAGTCATTGGTGCCATTTATCCAATTTGAGCCATCAATGCCATCTTTCGTTTCGTCGGTATAGCCCTCCATATCCAAGCCATATCCTTCTTGCCAAGATGATGATACCGCTAATACATTTACAGTAAAGTTTTTTGGAAGTTGTTCAGAATGTCTTGCGTTAAACATCCTTAAGTAGAAATTAACGCTTCCAGATGCTGGAATCAGACCAGCTGTTCTATCAGAAGTTACACTATCAACTGGAAATTGTATCAAGACGCGAGATAATTCAGCCGAAGATGTTGTTTGTTGACCATAAATTGAGAACACTTCTAAAATATCAGAAGCTCCCATGTTTGAACCGGTCCCGCGCGTGCTTAAATTTAATTTGTAGGCATTGGTTATAGTATTGTCTGCTGACGCTTTATATCTTTTAATTGCCATTACTTAATAGTTCCTTTAATATCAAGATTTGGATATTTTAATTCATAAACTACATTTTCAGGCGCATATAATATGCGGCCGTCGGCAGAAATGTTTTCTTCTATATCATATGAAAAATCAGAATATAAACCACCAAATTTATGTTCTACTTGAACATCTGTCACATCAACAATTTCATCAAGTTCATTTACCATATCATAAATTTTTGTAATGTATATTGGCTGTCCAATATCAAGCTTTTGAACAAACATTCGTTGAATCGTCTTTATAGCTTCGTTAAGAGCTTCAAATTTATCTTGTTCATATGTGGTAACAGCAATAAATTTTATGCTAATATTGATTACTCTTGCATCAAGTATGTCAATAGTATCATTTATCATTTTATAATGATTTAGCCAAGTTTTAACGTTGTTCTTCAGAACTTGGTTGCAGGTTACCAGGTTTTGATCTGAATCTTCTGTAAGCAGATGCAAGTTTAGATTTCTTTTAAAAGAATCTAAATCTCGAATAATCTTTGCTCTTTTTACTTTTCCAAATTTCGCTGGCATTCTATAAATAAGAGCTTCATAATCTTCTGCTGTTACAGCTCTGTTTTGTGTGGCAAAAACATCGTTGACTCTCTGTTTAAGTTCCATAAGGGAGGGAAGAGACACATCTCCAGTCACAGGTTCCTCGTTTGTTACTTCCAAACTATCTTTAACAAAATTAATCTTGCCTTGGTTGGTGGCATCTTCGTTAAATATAAATAATGGACTCAATAAATTAGTAATTGAATTTGTGGCGGCGTTAGCATTTGAAGCCACATTAGTTCTGTAAACGACTTTTAAAGCAGTATTGGCCGGCGCGACTCCAAATTTATCAGTTTCTAATAATTTAGAGGGATCGAACGAAGTATCCGTTTCATAATCCCTACCGTGCATTTTTAACACGATATTCGAAGGATGAGTTATATTATCTAGTTTTAAAGAAGATTCAGACCCATAACCAAATTTTAGAAGTGTTTGAGTAGCACGATTAAAAACAGTAAAGCGACGAGGAACAGAAGTAGCGACAAGGATGCTTGGTACTCGGTCTCTTGTACCAGGATCTTTATTAATTATTGTCCTGAAAACAGTATCTTGTGAAAGATATCCTACTTCAAAATATTCATGTCCCTCTGCATCGACCACAGAAATTATTTCTGTTATATTAGGGTTTGACAATGGAACAGTCAAGAATCTTCTAAAATCTCCTACATTTATAGTTTCCTGCTTTATCTCGCCAGACACAACCCTCCCATAAGTTTTAATAGCAAAAGAGCTAGCGACGCCCGTGTTAGAATCGCTCGTGGCAACAACGATTTCATTATCAGAATTAGCAAAATCAACATTATCAAGTAAAGTAAAGACTTGTCCTGCCTTGGATGTAAATTTTGTGTCTTTCACTAAAATTGGTAAATAATTTAGATCTGGTCCTGAACCATTGGGATCGATGGGGGCTATAATATACAAAGCGACGATGCCAAATGAATTTGACTTAAGCGGTTGTTTATAACCAACTTGTTCTCCCAGCCGCACAACATTGTTATACTCTACAGCTGTATCTAAAAAAGATTCGTTTGTTTGGTAATCTAAATAAAAAGATAGAACGTCTCCAACATAAGCAACAGTATCTAACATTAATGAACCGAAAGAAGCTTCAGAAAAGTCTTTAAAAATATCTGGATAATATCTTTTTGTATAGTTTACTAAACCTTCTTTAATTGTATTAAAATCACGATTTGTATACCTAATAAGTTTTTTGCTGTCTTTAGCCATATATCTGCTTCCTATAAATTAATGCTTTTTTAAACCAATATTAAAGTTGAATTTAAATTCATATTTGGTACTCCATATTCAATTTTAATCGATAACATATTAGGATTATCACGATTGTTTCTTGCCGGATTAAATTCTATCTTTTTAATTTGAACAAAAGGCATATACTTTTTTACCTGTGAATATATGCGTTGTCTTATTTCGACTATAAGACCATGGTCTGGTTCAAAAAGAAAATGTCTCAAACCAACACCAAAATCAGGCATCATCATCCTTTCACCTTGAGACGTTAACATCAAATTTTTAAAATTTTGTTTTACTTCCTCTTTGTATAATTTTATTAAAGAGTAATTTCCAGAACTATTATCTCGAAAAAGTGGCAATTTAGGACCGATTCCGTTCATATCAAAAAATTCCTATAACTTATAAACATAAATAGTAGCGCAAGACAAATCGTGCAAAATGAAACTTATAGTTGGTCATCACAGTCTTCTTCCTCGGAAAGTTGCATATCCAGAGCTTGTCTTTCTTCATACAAATCCAAAAACATTAAAGCAAGATACACCATACCAGGAATAGTGCCTGATGGGCCGCCGAGCGGGGATAAGCCGCCCAAGAGCGGTATAGTACATGGGACAAGAGAAGCCCAAACGGCTGGCAACGCGTAAGGAGACTGCGCGGCGCTGACGATCTTTTTTGCCTCTTTTACAGCATTATCTAATTGATCTCTTACTGAATCTAGCTCATCGCCGGCAGCTTCAGAAACATTTTTAGCAGCGATATACGTTTCCTGAGCATCAAGTAGTTCGTCCAAAATTTCCAAAAAGGCGTCCTTTTTTGCTTGTTCGGGGTCGCTTAATCCCTGCTCTGGTTGCAGATCCTCGGGCTCGTCGCCCGCCTCGGTCGTTCCGGGAGGGGGCGCCATGGTTTTTTCTAGAGGGAGTTTCCACGTGTCTGGTTCTCCTTCAAGTACAAGGCACGTTGCGCCTTCGTCACCGCAACAAGGTGCTGCGCCGTCGTCACCGCAAGATTGCCCGGGCTCGTCGGTTCCCTGGCCTTCGAGAGCTTCCTGCAGTACTGATGCCTCCGCGCCTTCTTCACCCAT